CAACTACAGCCTTGCGAGCATCCTCTACGCTCGAAGACTGCACAAGATGATAGTGAGAGACAGCCTTCTCCTTTGTGCGGACACCGCCCTTGCGACTCCTTACTTCGACTTCTTCTGTGATGACAACCTTGACCTTGTAGAAGCTCTCGGCTGTTGCATCGTCTGTGAAGCAGATTGTGCCGTACTTCGGGCGAATCATGCCAGCAACAGTCTTGATGGGCTTGTTGGCATAAGTCAGCTCGTCACGGAGCTTCTTTTCGCCGTCAATGAATGATGCAGCTTCCACTACATAACGCTCTTTCACCTCTTTGGTGATTCCCTTTGCATTGGTTTCGTTGAAGGCAAGCACTGCCTCCATCCAGAAACCGCTTCGATTTCGTAAATTTGCCATTGTTTTTGATTTTTAATTGTTTATAATTAGTTGGCTTTTGCCTTGTTTGCAATCGTGCATTGCGTATTTCCGCAATGAATCTATCCACGTCGCCTTGCCTTTACCCGGGCTTTGTTCTTTTCGTCTTCATTGTCTATTATATTCCTTAACTCGCCTTCCGATGAGCGCACTTTTCGATTCTCTCACAGAGGGCTTCGCATAGTACGCGACTCATATTCACTTCCACTGCGTTGCCAATAAACTTCTTCTGCTCTGCCTGATTCCCTATTAGGATGTAATCAGTCGGGAAACCCATAATGCGCTTCAGTTCTTCTATGTTTAGCATACGCATCTTTATATCCATAATGCCGTATGCCGCCATAAACTCCTTTATCTTCACTGTCATTGGGCTGTCTGTCTCGTACACCTTGATACAGACGAAACCTTCTTCTGTGCTCACAAGATAAGGTGGCATCTTATCCATCCTCGCAATGAGTGTAAAGCATGGATTGTCTATGCTGCCGCCCTTGCTTGCAAACTGAGGATTCATAAGATAGTGTTGCTTATGGTTTGCCGTAACGACTGGCGCAGGCTTGTCAAGGTCGCTGCCTACATTGTTGAAGTTGGTACTCATCAACCATTGCTTGCAGGTGACAAGATGTTGTTTGGGATTATTAACAACCGTAGGCGATGGCTTATCCAATGAAGAAGGTGTGCCATGGCCATACTGACTATCCAAGAACTCCGTCCTCACAAGTCCAAATCTGTCTCTTGATGTAACGGTTGGTGCAGGTTCATCGACTCCCCTGTTGAAACCATTGCCATAAAAAGCCGTAACAAAGGCGTGGTGGTCTTTGCAGGTGACAGATCCAGCAGGTTGTTCAATACCGATATTCTTTCCTGATGGGTCGCCTCCAAACTGCTTGCTCAGAAATTGGCATTTCACGAATCCCAAGCGGTTCTGACATGCAACAACAGGACAAGGCTCATCAATCGAAGGTGCATTGTGATGATTGTTCTTGTTTGTGGAGTTATATTTCAATATCCAAGCATCGTACTGGTTCTTACCGCCTGCAACGAACTTAATCAGTCCGGCATAGATGCGTTCAAGTGTCTTCTCGCACAATGGCTTCTTCTTGACGAATATGCTTTCTCCCTCATCATCTATGTCAAGAACATCGCGAACAGCCTTCCAAGGTTCGTACTGGTCTGGAAATAGATTGCCATAGACCTTTGAAGCATTGGAAACGTCCCTTTTGGCATGTGTTTGAAGCGGAAACGCTATCGGTAAGTCATGCCTTGCAAACTGTCCGAAGAAACGCTTTCTCGATGTGTATGCGCCAAAGTCAGCAGCGTTCAGGATGCGGAAGTCGAACTTATATCCATACTTGCATACATTGTTCACCCAACGCAGGTATGATGTGCCTCTGTCCTTGCTGACTGGCTTGCCATTCGCATCCAACTCTCCCCAACACATAAATTCCTCCACGTTCTCAATCTGTATGTAGTCCACGTCCAGACTTTCGATGTATCGGAACAGGTGCTCGGCAAGTGTCCTGCTGTCTGCATCCCTCGGCATACCGCCCTTGGCCTTGGAGAAGTTCGTACATTCAAGACTTGCCCACAATACGACATGAGCATCTTTGTATTTGGTTCGCATCTTCTTCAAGTGTGCAACCATAGGTGACAAATCAAGAGTGCGAATGTCTTCAGTGAAGTGCAACACGTCGGGATGATTTGCTGCATGGGATGCAATGGCTTTCGGGTCGTGATTCACACAAGCAATGACCTTCGCGCATTTCTCTCCCCAAAGCCTGGCTCTCTCAACACCTGTTGAAGTGCCGCCCGCACCACAAAAGAGGTCAATATATAATAGTCTGATATTTTCCATGAGACTTATGAAAACATGTCTGGCGTTACAACTATCTTCTTTTGGATAATCTTGATGTATTCGGGATTCAGTTCGTACCCGATGAAATTCCTGTTGTAAATGGCAGCTACCCTTGCCGTTGTTCCGCTACCCATAAAAGGATCGAGAACTATGCCGCCCTTCGGACAGCCTGCAAGGATGCAAGGTCTTATCAATTCTTCGGGATATACGGCAAAATGCGCATTGCTGTCTGGCTTCGTGCTGACAGTCCACACGTCGCGTTTATTTCTTACTGGATATTGCTTGTCAGGCAATCCCTCTGCACGGCGAAGGTGCATACTGTTTGGCTGCTGACCGTCTTCCTGCAAGTTCTTGAATCGCCATCGCTTGTGACCATGCAACGCAAGCCCCGGAGCAGTCTTGTGTGGCATTACAGGAATTAATGTAGCAATGGAAGTGAACAAAGTATATAACGAAGACTGCCTTGAAGGATTGAAGAAGCTGCCTGACAACTGCATTGACTGTTGTGTGACCTCTCCACCATATTTCGGACTGCGGGATTACGGCTGTGATGGTCAAATCGGCTTGGAAAAGTCACCTTCGGAGTACATAGACCGGCTAACGGATGTGTTCGCAGAAGTCTATCGCGTATTGAAGCCCGAAGGTACGCTTTGGCTTAACCTCGGCGATTCATACGCTGGTTCTGGCAAAGGCTCTGCAAATTATCCAGAAAACGCGAAGAAGTACAAGCAGGGGCGAAATCGCGGCACGGTTGGCAATCGAACTGGTTACAAATATGTAACCGTTTGCAAGGACAAAGACCTTATCGGAATCCCTTGGATGGCTGCATTTGCCTTGCGTGACAGGTTGGGTTTCTATCTCAGGAATGACATTATCTGGGCGAAGCCTAATCCAATGCCTGAAAGCGTTACAGACAGGCTAACAAAGAGCCACGAATACATATTCCTTATGAGCAAGAGCGGGAAATACTACTTCGACCATGAGGCAATACAAGAGATTGCCACTGGATATGATGGTCGCAAGGATATTATGATGCACGGCTCAGAGAAATACATTATTCCTGTAATGTGATTACTAAAACGGTGTTTCTGATTCAGGACTCGGTGCTTCAAACGGCAAATCCTGTTCCGTTTGTCGCGTTGGTAACGCACACCCTCCTGCCGCTGTGCTTGCTGCATTTCCAGCATGACTATCAGCAAACAAATCCTGTTGCTTTCCTATATCATCCCGCCAACCATAAATCCGCTTCTCATCATTCGAGTTTTTGAATCTTCGGCTTTCCTGTTCATAGTACATTCCACAGAGGAAGTCTTGAACACCCATCATTCTGTTCTTCGCAACCTCAACGACGTTGCCGAAACTGAAGAACGTCTTGATGTATTCGACACCGAAGAACTCACCGCCTGTCTTGCGGAAGTCATTATTGACACGATGGATGATGAATATATTGTCTGCCGCATCTGTTATGTTACCTGTGCCGCTGATGTCATTCTTACGGATAAATGTAGTGGTTTTCCTGGGATGCGCTACAAGGATGATGTGTACCTTCTCTTTCTTCGCGAAGTCACATATCTGCTTAATCAGTTCTTTTTGCTTGTTGTTGTTGTCGCCATTGAAGATGTCAATGTCGAGGGAGAAGAGGTTGTCAAGGATGAAGATTCTGACACCGACTGCCAGCAGCTCCTTCATGTCGTTGAAAATTTGCTCCCACTTGTTCGAGTAGTCATTATTGTAGAGGTAGAACTTTCCGTCAGTCCAGTTGTCTATCTTCTGCGATATGTCGTTTGGTACGAACCAATACTGATTGTTTGCCTGCCGCAAGAAATCCTTTCCTGCTGCAACCATCTGAATCCATGTCTTCAGCACATCAGGTCTTAACTCGCCACTCCACAACGCACATTTGTATTTCTGCTCAATAGAATTTAGGATAAGTGTATTCAGCCAAGAGGACTTGCCGGACGAGTTTGAACCGCTCACTATCGTAAGCTCTCCCATGAATAGCCCTTTGATTGTCTTGTCAAGTTCTATAAAACCTGTCTTGAAGTGCTCTATGTCATTGATGTTGATTTTTGCGATGTCCTTCAATGAGAACCACTTTTTCCCAAGCTCCGCTGTTTCTTCTTTGATGACCGGCTTCTGTGGCTGTTGTACGTGTTGGTGTACCGTTCCACCTCTCGGCTGATAATTGTGCGACTGCTGATACTGTTGCTTTGGCTCGTAAGCATGAGGGTCAAGCATCTGCCTTACCTCCTGCCATGTATGTTGTTGACAAGTGTTATGTAGGCAGCTGTATTTAATTGCACCGCTTGCCATCTGTATAATGGCTGCATCCTTGCCCTTATGCTCTGGATTGAAAAAGCAATGGTCTAAGACG